TGCAACATCGACATATAGTCGGTGTCAGTTGAATCGTAGATTCGCACATCAGCACCGTCGCGGAACCAGAACTCTGGAATGCCAACCCACTCAACTTTTGTCAGGTTAAGCGAACCGTACTGTTGCACAGTACCAGTGACATGCGAACTGAAAAAACTTGTGTTGCCAGAATTGCGTGTGAAGAACACTGCACCGTCTTGAATATCGAGATCAGTGTCATCGACAAGACGTACAGCAGTAAAGGTAGCCGATCCTATATCCCAGCGAGCTGTATTCACGAAGTCTGTATTGAAGTTCGTGCCGTCGTGCGCCATCTCAACATAATTAAGGTCGGTTGCATCGCGTATACGAAGGAGAGCGCCATCACGAATGTCAACATTTATTGCGTTGAGCCGAAAGTTCGTGGCTCCCTGCAAAATAATATCACCAGTATTGAAGTAGGTCTGGAGAAAATCATTTCCGTTATGAGTGAAGAACCCATAGTCTGTTTCGCCAGCATCGTAGAAGAAGGCACCTCCAGCGAACTTGGTTGCAGCAGATAGCCCGCGAATCCAGAAGTCTTCTGTATTCGTGAAATTAAGATTGAAGTCGGTTCCGTCGTGCAGAAATATCGCATGATCAACAGCAGTCGCATCAAATATCTGGAACTGATTGCCACCTGTAATGAACAGATCAGCTGAAACATCGACGTTGCTTTGGAAGTTGTAGAAACTGTTGACCGCTTCAAACGTAACGATGTTGGTGTTGGTGAATGCAAAGTCGAAGTCAGAGCCGTCGTGACTCATGTCAAGGAAGTCGGTTCCAGCTGAGTCCGCTATGCGGATCGCTGTGCCAATCAGGTCCGTTCTGAAGCCGGTGTTGCCGATGTTGAATACGTCAGAACTATCGAACTCCAGCATCTTTGTAGTCGCGCTAACAGAGTCCAGCCAGTTAATTGAATGCGCGTTCGCCAACTGCAAGAAGTTTGCCGTTGGATTCCAGATCAGTTCGCCAGCTGTGTCCTGCCATTCAGTACCATCGACATTGAACAACATGTCGTACTGAGCCTGACTGGTTAGGTCTGTGTCGGTAAGATCAACTAAAGTGTCAACGCCACCAGACGATGCTGACGCTTCCCACACCAACGTGGACGAGTTGTATGTCAGTAATTCGCCATCGTTCGGTGACGGAACTGAAACATCAGTAAGGTCGTTCAGGGCAACAGCGCCAGCGGCACCCGGAGTTACGGACTCAAAAGAATTGGTTGCTGAGTTGTAAACCAGAACATCATTGTTCGCTGGTGTGCCAGTGACATCAACGAGATCAAAGATGCTCTCGTTGGTGATGTTTGTCAGGTAGTTCTGGAGATCGGTGATCTCCGATTCAACGTGGGTGTGACCTATCAGTGAAAACTGAGATTCGTCGTTACCTGTGCTGAAAAAGGATGCAGAGTTTGATTCAAGCTGTTGAAAACGCAGCTCAAGCGCAGAGACCAGCTGACGTACTTCATACGGCTGATAATCTTTTCCGCTGAACGATGGAAATACAACTTTGCTCATCCACGTTTGCCGTGCGCCCCGGCTCTCCCTCTCCAGTGTCCCATGCGCCATCTGTCGCCAGTGCCATCGGACTGTACTTTGATTGCTATCTGTCTCGCCCTCATGCGCGTAGACAGTTTTCGTGTTCCCGGTACGACCGGGTACGGACCCTTTTCTATTCTATCGATAACGCCGGGATACTTCTTGCCTGTTAGAAACACATCAACTGATCCTTCCAGCGTAAGAAAGTCTGGTATCAGTTGATCGACGTGCATCAAAGATTCGCCTGCCGAAGGAATTTCCATATCAAAGGACTCGATGAATGCGACCATTGCTGTGCCGTTATCATCTGTGCCTGTTTCGTGCTTATAGAGGAAGTTGTCAGTACCTGCTGCATACGCTTTTTCCAGCAATGGTGATCGGTCTGCCCATGCAGTTCTTGCCAGTTGTCCTGTAGCCCACGTTTGTTCTTCATAGTTGTATATAACGTAGCGATTCACCTCAATAGGACTGATGTCGAAAGTCGTTGAGGTCAGAACCCCCACTGGTCCCGTTGATAGATTGAAGAACTTGAACTCATCTTCAATGGTTGCCGCTGGCTCTGCATGGAATCCGTAAGAGCCACCCGTATAAAGCAACAACTCAGCAGCAGACAGATCGAACTGCCATACCTGCACACCATCCAGAAACACAGTTATTGTTGGCGTATCGAATGACACCGTGATGATGTAGTTCGTGTCTTGAACAGCAGCAGAAGTTACTGCGGCGAATGTCGTTGTGCCGGGATCGTTGTCCATGACGCTCTTCACGCCACCGTCATCTTTCTTTCGCACGCGAAGCGTATCAGTGAAGAAGTCGGCTTCAATGTAAATAGCCTGCGCATCATCAGCTGTGGTGTTCGCTGGTCCGGTAATATCTGTTCTCAGAAATACCAGCCCGCCCCAGCGTGTTGCTGCGCCACCAAGACCATTGAATGCGAACTCCATTGCGTACTCACTTTCTGATGGAGTGATGACAGGTTCATCGTTGGTTATGAAGTAATCGTAGGCATAACCGTTGTCTGCGGTGTTGGTGATCTCTGTCCACCCACCAGAGTTAAAAACGTAGGTGTAACCAATGTCGCCAGAGCTGGGAGCGCCATTAAGCGGGATAGGTGGAATAGAGTAAGTTGGTGAGGCGTATCTGGCAGTGCCGTTCGTGAAGCGAACCTCATCGATAGTGCCATCAAAAAACGCTTCTGAACCACCTATTGACGGTGATCTTGTTCCAATCTTCAGTGGTACTGATGAATTTGTTACTGGGTATGCAATCGCAAACGATGAGTCGAATCTCTCCGATCCATTAAAGTAGAGACCCATATCGCCAAGTCCACCGTTGAGCAGACCTGTCATTGCGATGTGATAAATAACACCAAGCGTCGGCACAATTCCCAGACTGGACTGTTCGAAAGTACCATCGGCATAACCGCGAATTTTGAGTTCACCTGCATTGTGGACAACAGACAAAGCGAAACTCTCATCTGCCGGTGTTCCCTCAACCCACTGCGAAACAATACACCACTCTTCGCCCGCTATTGGTAGCGAGTTGAAAATAATGTAAGCCTCAACAGTGAAGTCGTTGTTGTTGATGTGGAAGCCAGAGTTGTCTGGGAAAGTGACGTAATCACCAGCGTTGGCTTCAACCACCAGTAAAGAGGCTGTGCCTGCCACTATCTGCCCGGTATCCAACTCTGCGGCACCAACAAAAGTTGCTGACTGGTTGTTGCTTGACTCTTCTTGATAAACCGTCGATCCATCAGTGCCGTCAAAGTGCGCCAATAACTGAACCTCACTGAACAACGGGTCTCCTGCTGTGCTTGATGCGTTGGCTTCTGAGTACATCCCTGACGGAAGACCCAGACTGAAGTCCTGCTGCACCCATGCCTCTGGATCACCTGATGGATAGAACCACCACACTTCGTTGAACTCACGATTAAGCCCACCGTAAACTTTGGCTTTCTGTGCGACATTCAGGTTGTCGTAAACGAAGTTCCTGACATCGCATGGAATCACTCGCAAGATGCCGTCATACACGTAGAAATCTGACTCAGCCATGAATAGCACACGATGATCAATCGGCACCGCGCAGTTCGGACCCAGTATCGAGACGTTCTCACCAACGATATTCAGCCCGAAAACATCGAATCCGCCGACAAATGGCAGTGTGTGTACTGAGACATCGGTGAATATCACTGTCTCAAGGCGTGAGCGCACGCCTGTGACGATTTTAGAGCCGCTGTATAGTCTGAGGTCGCCTGACGTGTTCGTAGCCGTAGGCACCCAATCGTTCAGGTCTTCGGTCGATGACCAGCGAATCAGCAGAGGATCGAATGCGTTGTTGAAAAAGTCGAAAGCGCCCAGTGCAATGACGTGTCGATCACGTTGAGAGATCAGCATGTATTCATTGTTGGGTGGAGCATCACCACCTAACGCTACTGCACGGACTCCTGTTCCCTTTGATCGGTCCCACCAGTAAATTGCACCACCCGAAGGCGATGCGAGTAAATCCTCACCCCACGTATCGAGCGCCCATGTTCGTATTCCGAGAACCAGCGTAGAACCCGTTCGCGCATTGCCCCATCCCTCTCTGCCGTATGGTCCGGTGCCGTATCCAGTAGCAGTAACGGCGCTCGATGCGCCTGCTGAAATGTCGTATTCATAATTCGGTGTGCCGCCTGTGTTGTTCGCGGTCGATGTTGCCTCTTCATCATCGATGATCGTGTAAGAGTCGATGTCGATAATGCTTTGAATTCTGTACTCACCATCAACCGTCAAGCCGCCACCTGCGATAGCATTGCTGAATCGCACGTAGTCGCCAAGCTGAGCGTTGTGGTTAGTATGATTGACTGTGACCGTAAAGGACATGTCCACCGTGTCGAACGGCGCTGTGAGCGTCCCTGAGTCCCTTATAGGCGTGATGTCGTACAACACTTCGTCTTGCCACAGGTACAGCTTCGTGTCCGTTGCAACGGCAGCCCATTGCTTACGGTCAAGTGACGACCAGTCTTTCAGGCGACGACAGACACCAAGGAATTGCGGATCGAGTCGCACCCAGCCACCAATCTTTTCAGCCAGTCCTTTACGGAAGCGAACCTTGTCTGCCTTATACCATCGACCAACAGCACCGCGCTCCGTTTGCTCGGTGTATAAGCCCGGACCAATTGGCAGGTTGAAGACTTCTTTCGTCGTCATTACGGACCTTCGTTGGTGGCTTGGATGTACCCAGACTCATAGATATTGGCTGATCCGGTCTCCCTGATTTCAATATGACTAACCGCTGTTGATGGTCCGACATCGTTGTATGACCATGTTCGATTAGCCGTTAGGTCTACCCACGTTCCAACTGCCGCTGGAGCGGTGCTGAACGCTTCATTGAATTGCTTATTGGGACTCTCTCTTATTTCAAAAGCGGAAGTGACTGGCGTGCCAGTACCGTCAAACCATCTGTCAGTAATCGTTGTGTTGCCACCAAAGGAATCGACCAGTATCAGGTCACCACCTGATTCAAATCTTAAACCAACAGTGGTCGAGCCGCCTGTTGCGCCGCCCGTTGAATTGTTGAACGTACCCAGTCTTGGGTAGCCCGGTGTGGTCAAGCCGATGAGTCGCGATTCAGTGATCAGTGTTGCTTCGTTCTTTGCTCCGCTGTAAACAATTGTTGCGCCGTTCGTTGGCAAGAATGCAGAGCCGCCACGACCACCATTGCCGCCTTTCAAAACTGCGCTGGTAGTGCTATCGCCGCTGTATCCACCTGCCCCCCATGGACCACCGCTGCCACCAGTGCCGCCCGGTCCTATTGTTCCGGCACCAGCACCACCTGCCCCCGGTCCACCCGGTCCACCGTCACCACCATCTGTGCCAACCGGGACACCGATGTTTACTCCAGCATCACCACCAGTGGTTATAGAAAATCCTTGACCACCTCCACCTCCACCACCGGCATCGGTTTGCGTTCCAGCGTCAAAACCAGCGCCACCACCCCCACCAGCTCCACCACCGAGTAGGAACCCTTCATCAATATCTACATTGATTTCAAAACCGTTACTGGATAGTGCGCTGCCAGCGTCAAGTCCAACGTCACCGGGTTCAGTGATTGATCCGAAGTCAGAGCCACCGTCACCACCATCACCACCGAGACCCAGAATTCTGCCACCATTGATGACAACGAACTGGAAGGTGCTGCCACCAGCCCAGTCAGCAGTGACCTGAACATCTCCGATGTCAGCGCCATCAACAGTAACAATCACAGTTTGTGGACCGGGAAGGCTCCCCATGAAAGTCCATAGGTTACCGATCAGCGTGTCATCGGTGATTGTTATCTCAGAGTCTGAACCACCAGCAATGAGAGAGACTGGTATACGCCACATTTATGAAGCATCCTTGATGATCGAGCCAATCCATCTGCTGCCTAAAGCAATGTTAGTGACGTACTCGAAAGCAAGGTAATCAATATCTCCTACACCAAGAGAAAGGGTGGGAACAACACCACCTGCCCAGATAAAAGTGCTTGCCTGAAACGTCAGCGTCCATGGAGCGCCGACACCCTGCTCAACGACCAATGAAAACTGAGAGCCGTTGGTTGGGTTGGTTGGCGCAGCTACGTTCTGACCCTGCAACATTTCATGAAAGAAAGTATTCGATACAGCCAAATCAGGCGTGAGGTCACCACCAGAATCAACCAGCACGGATCGCTGCGTGGTCTGCCCAGCAGTCCATATATTCGACACTGCCAGCCGCGCATACAATGCAGCTGCGAATGTACCCAAAGCATCTGCATCAGTTGCGGTTGTCGCAGTGTCTGCATTCGTCGCGTTTGCCACGGACCCTGCAACAATATCTGTGCCATCACAGAAACATAAGTGACCCACGCCCAGCGGAATGGTGATGCCTGTGCCGGTCGTGGTCTTGAAAGTAATGACCTGCCCACCAGTGGTGTTGTTGATAACGAGCCAATGCTTCTTAGGGAAGTTGCTGAAGCTATCCTCTGGGACGTTTACCGCACGTGGCACCGCAAGCGTTGTGCCGGTGATCTCGATGATTCCGTATCGATAATGAGTCGCAACATCTCCACCAACTGTGTTATCCAACGTCGCGTCAGAAGCCGTGACATCGACGGTTGTCGTATCGAATGAGTCTTCGAGAAGTTCGAGAACACTGGTGTTAAGAACGTCACCCCATGTATCAGGGTTGTCGTCCAAATCTTGCAGCGTCATCGCCAATAGGTCTGATGTAAATGACATGTCTTACCTCTGCTGTTGCTGAGACTGATTGAGTGGCGCTGCTGGCAACTCCATCGGTGTTAGGTGGTAATGCGAGTTCATAAGCTCGTAGGTTTCACGCTTCGCTAATGGCAATGCAGATGCGTACTGTCCCGCCCATACCTCTAAACGGTCATCAGCCTTTAAGAAGCCCTCTGCTTCAGCCAGACACGCTTTGAATAGCATGTCGTCTTGGTGCAGGCTCAGCCACGTTGTCGGGTTACCAGATGACAACCGGGTGAGTCGCGTAATGCCACGAGCGGTCACGGTGTAAGCATCGTCAGGGATCGGAGATAGAAGCCACAAAAGCTCTGTCTGTTCAGCATAGTATTTAGGTGGAGCTGTTGCCCCTATACTCTGATGATCCCTGACGAAATCGACCGACCTCAACTCCAGCCACGTGCGAACCGTTCCCGCACCCAAGCCAAAGTCAAAGTCAAAAAAGAGCGACTGCCACGTGACCAACTCCAAGTCACCAGTAGGTTTAGTTAGCGTTTCAGTGGACGCAACAGTCGCAGCTGTATCTTCTGACTTAAAGATTGCAAGGTCGAGATCACGCCACAAACGCATCTCTCCCAAGTTGATCACATCATCGATGGACCCAACGAACTCAGAGTCGTCGTCTTCAAGCCATGACTGAAGTTTCGCGGTCAGCTCTGTATGAGTCATGTTACTCATGAGTGATCCTCTATAATAAATTCGGTGCCAGCCACAAGCGTTGTCTCATTGAATGGCGTAGTGAAAGGAACAACGAACGATGGAGAATCCGCAGTCGTTGTTGTCAGTGAAGAGAACCAGTCAGAGTCTTTAGCACTGTAAGCACTCAACGCTCCCTCTTCGTACTGCAATTGCGAAACAAATATAGAGTTCGTGCCGTCATGTGTAAGCAATGCGGAAAGATCAGCGTCAGCAATTCGTATGCTTGGCTTAGCATTCACATCAACCGCATCACTGACAAACGCAAGCGAACAACGGAAATTCCCGTTCGCCTCTGCTGTGATCGCTGCGGTTGGACTGTTGTTGCCACCCAACGTACCGAGAACGCCGTTCGTCAAATCGTAATAGCAACTCTGAGACAACGATCCCAAGTTCGTAACGGAGAGAAACACCCAGTCATTTTGGTCTGGTGAAAACGACCCAGACCATGTATGCAGCACCGATGGTGTCATGCCAAGCACGTCTTGTCGTATCTGCACTGATCCTGTAGCGCCACCGCCATCATCAATCATTCTTGCAGCAAGTCTCGCTCCATCAGGGTCAAGACCAATGTTGTCAGTGACAACAACGAATTGTTTTTGCCAGTACTCATCCTCATAAAGCGACGAGTGCTGAATCTCG